TAAACAAACAAAGTGAGCAGAGCAATTCTGCTCACTTCGTTACTCTTACTTACAATGATGAACACATTAAGAAAACTAAAAACGGCTTTGAAACACTTGTTAAAAAGGATGTACAAGATTTTTTCAAAAGGCTTAGAAAACTAACAAAGCAAAAAATTAGCTATTACGCAGTAGGAGAATACGGAGATACAGGAGAAAGACCACATTATCATATAATCTTATTCAACGCAAACCCTAAAATAGTAGAAAATGCTTGGAAGCTTAATGATATTACTCTTGGTAACGTGCATTTTGGTGATGTTGGTGATGCCAGTGTTGGTTATACTCTTAAGTATATTAGTAAGGACAAGAAAATACCCCAATTTAATGGGGATGACAGACAAAAAGAATTCGCACTCATGTCTAAAGGATTGGGTGCATCATATCTCACCGACAACATGGTTAAGTGGCACACAAAAGGAAACATAGAAAATAAAGTTTATTTACCTCTAAAAGACGGTAAGAAAGCAGCCATGCCCAGGTATTACAAAGACAAGTTATATGACAAAGGGCAAAAGTTCAGAATAGGAGTATTTATGCGTGCAGAATCGCAAAAACAGGTAGAAGAATTAGAAAACCAATATGGCGATTTGTACAATTTTAAAATAGCAGAAGAAACCGCAAACGATTTTAGAAGAATGGCCAAAAAGGCAAAAGAAAGGCAAAAACCATTTAAACAACAAAAATTAAAAGCAAGATTATGAGCCAAAAAGCAACAAGTACTTTAAAGAAAAAGTACAAAGGACAAGGAAATTTCGGCGAAAGTAAAACAGTACCCGACCAGTCAATGTCATTACGCGAATTACTTATTCGCTATGCAAAAGGATTACCTCTTGAAGGACAAAAATCCCCTATTTGGGAAGGAGAAGAAGGATTCGATATAGATCCTCAAAAACTAGATTTAGCAGAAATAGAAGAACTACGTGAAAAAGCAGAAACAGAGTTAAAAGAAATTAACAATAGAGTAAAACAGGAAGTAGAAAAGAAACGAGCTAAAAAGCGTACCACAATCACAGACATTAAAGATGAAAATCAAACAGAAAACTAAACAACGTTTATTTTTTGGCGAAACTTGTTTCGCTGAAAAATTAACGGAACGCAAGCGTAGCGCGCAGCAAATAAGCACTAATCAACCCTTGATATATTAGTGCTTATTGACACTAAGTGTAAAAAAGCGACAAATGACGACAAGGACACGAAGCGCAGCGACAAGAACGAGGAGTAGCAAAGAGCAAAATAACAATTAGTGTAAACACTTAAAACTAAGTATATGCCATTAACATTACCAGTAGCGTCACTAATAGCAGGAATAACAGGAGCAGCAGCAAACACGTTTTCAACGTTATCAACAAATAAAGCTCAACGTAAGTGGAACGAAGCAATGTATAATAGACAACGAGAAGATGCTTTAGCAGATTGGGCAAGAACAAACCAGTATAATAGCCCATTGGCACAGATGCAAAGATTAAGAGAGGCTGGATTAAACCCCCATTTAGCATATGGAGGAGGACCAAATTCAGTATCGGCACCTATAAGAGGCACAGATGCAAAGACATGGAACCCACAGGCACCGGCATTTAATTTTGGCCAAATTGCTGATCAATATATGAATGCAAAACAAGCTGGTGCTAGTATTGACATAATGCAAGAACAGAAGCAAAAAATTAAGGCAGAAGTTAATCAAATTGATGCTAATACTTTAAGAATTTTATCAGATACAACAGGAAAGGATATAACGAATAAGTATTTAGCTCAAAATATCGAAAGTCAAATTGCGCAAAGAGATGCAAGTAAAGTCAAATTAGAAACAGATACAGCTATTGCTTTAGACAGAAATGAACGAGAAGCATTAAGGAATTCAAAAAATATTGAATATACTACTCAGCAAATTATTGAATCAAAACAAAGAGTTGCTAAAAGTCAACAGGAAATAGAAAATTTAAAAGAGGCAAAAAATGTATTAGTTCAAGAAGGAACTTTAAAAAAGATTGAGGCAATGCACCAGCAAATGGGTATAGATAACTCATTCACTACAACAGAATGGTTAATAGCTCAATTTATTTATGATCCAAAGACCGCAACAGAAAAGCTAAACAATTATATTAAAGCTTTAGAATATATATCTAAGGAAGGAATTAAGACAACTGGCAAATCTTTATTGGAATTAGCTCAATCAATATTTGGAATTAAGTAAAAACAAACCCCCTACCCGATAGGGTAGGGGATATCCACATATATGTGGAAAAAAAATTATATAAAAAGTAGAATTATATCACGTATTTAACTGATATTGAATATAATATAAATTATAGGAAAATTTGCTAATAATTACTAAGAAACACTAAACAAACAATAAATATAAACCCTTAAAAACTAACACAATGCGCAGAAGACTCTATTCTAAGCGAAACCGCAAACGCCGGTCAAAAACTAAAAGGCTTCGCAAATATTACGTATCACGTGGAGGTATTAGACTATAAACCTATATAAACAAAACCAACCAAAATGGCAAACAAAAACCTATTCAACTCGGTTGAAGTAAGTAAACCGAAGAAAAATGTGTTCGATTTAACACATGACGTTAAAATGTCAAGTAAAATGGGACAACTCACGCCCACTTGCGTGATTGAATGTGTCCCCGGAGACATGTTTAACATTGGATGCGATAGTTTAATCAGATTCGCACCATTACTCGCTCCAGTCATGCACCGCATGGATGTAAGTATGCACTATTTCTTTGTACCAAACAGGATAACCTGGGAAAATTGGGAAAAATTTATAGTAGATGCAAACACACCCCATACTTTACCCTATTTAGAGTATCTACCAAGTGCAACAGCAGCAGAAAAAAAGTTCTTAGATTATTTGGGAGTACCCCCAAACAATAGCAGTCCAGCAGTAACGCAAAATATTAATGCATTACCACTTGCAGCTTATCAAGCTATTTATAACGAGTATTATAGAGACCAAAATTTAGTGCCCGAAGTAGATTATCAATTAACAGACGGAAATAACATAGCAACAGCAGCAAATTTATTACAAATGCGTCTCAGAGCATGGGAACACGATTATTTTACAAGTGCATTACCATTTGCACAAAAAGGCTCAGCAGTAGATATTCCAATTGGAAACATAGAGAATGATGTACCCGTTAGAGTAAGTAATAATATTTTTTATGATAGGCAAGCTTATAGTGATACAATTCCAGGAACTAATGATGTTTGGGGTCAATTTAATGCAAAACGAGATTTAGGAAGTTCAACAGTAGATCCCAACTATTTATTTGTAGATGGAGATGAATTCGACATATCAGCAACAACTATTAACGATTTACGTCGAGCATTTAGACTACAAGAGTGGTTAGAGAAAAACGCACGAGGTGGAACACGCTATATTGAGAATATCCTTATGCATTTCGGTGTAAAAAGTAGCGACAAAAGGTTACAGCGCCCCGAATATATTACAGGAGTAAAAACACCAGTAGTAATCAGTGAAGTACTAAACACAACAGGAAACGAAGGACAATTACCACAGGGTAACATGGCCGGACACGCAGTAGCAGTAACAACAGGAAAATATGGTACATATTTCTGTGAAGAACATGGATACATTATCGGAATTATGTCCGTTATGCCAAAAACTGCTTACCAACAAGGAATTCCAAAAACATACCTTAAAAACGATCCGCTTGATTTCTTCTGGCCTTCATTTGCACATATTGGAGAGCAACCTGTTACACAAAACGAGCTTTACGCATATACAAACAACGCAGCAAATACATTTGGTTACGTACCCCGCTATGCAGAATATAAATTCTGCGCAAACCGAGTAGCTGGAGATTTCAGAACAACCCTAGATTATTGGCACTTAGGAAGAATTTTTAACGTAGATCCTACCCTATCTCAATCATTTATTGAGTGCGCCCCTGAAGATGTAGACCGCATATTTGCGGTATTAGATGAGCCAGAGGGAACAGACAATTTGTATTGTCAAGTATTGCACAAGATTAGAGCGGTTAGACCTATGCCTAAGTTCGGAACGCCAATGTTCTAATATGAGTACTAGATGCCAAACACCCTTTCATAAGAAAATGGAATTAGTGAAAGGAGTACAAACAGGTTATATGCCATTTCCATGTGGGAAATGCCCCGCATGTGTAAGACGCAGAGTATCAGGATGGGCATTTAGACTAAACAAACAAAGTGAGCAGAGCAATTCTGCTCACTTCGTTACTCTTACTTACAATGATGAACACATTAAGAAAACTAAAAACGGCTTTGAAACACTTGTTAAAAAGGATGTACAAGATTTTTTCAA